CGCCACGCCTCCGCTCTAAATAGACCTCTTTTTCTGCACTTTCTGCGGACCCCAGCCAGCAGGCTTGGCGGGCGCTGCTGGTGGCTTTCTGCGGTGATGAATCCCTGCGAAACCCTGCAGAGCAGGTGCTTTTCTGGGAGCGGCCAAAGCCCTCTCCTTGCCTGGTTTTCTCTCGACCCCTTGGGAAAAGGTAATTTTGGTAATTTGACAGTTGAAGATGACTGAAGGCCGCGTGGTTCCTGGCTTTCAGCGATTACCTTGAAAGGTAATTTAGGGTAATTGGAAAGGTAATTTTTCTGTAACTTATTGATTTTTAAGGGGATGGTGAATTGAGGAGCTTACCTTCGAGAAAGGTAATTCGATTACCTCAAAATTACCATATTATTACCTTTAAGGATTTTTCATAAGCTATTGAAATTAAAGGTAAAAATTCATTTTTCAAAGAGAGATTACCAAAATTACCCCATTTCAATGGGTCAACATGAAATCCGGCTGTTGCCCTGGGACGGCAGGTTTGACGGCAGGCTTCCAGGCTCTCTCGCACAAGCTGGGAACACTCTGGGAACAAACGCGAGTGAAAATGGACAGTAGGGCCCAGGAATAATGCGGCCTCCAGCGAGGTTGGGGCGTTTCATATGAGTTCGAATCTCACCGCCTCCGCCATATAACCTGCTGTTTTCATTGATGTTTCTATTCGACCCACTCTCAGGAGTGAACGATTTGGGAACAAACTGGGAACGAGGCGCAGAAAAAAGGGGCCCCGCAGGGCCCCTTTTTCGTTGCTTCAGGAAAGTTTCAGCGCCTGATTCAGCAGACCTACGATGTCGGGGCCGTCCTTGCTGATCCACTTGGCGTAATGCTTGAAGATCATCGCCGTCGAGGTGTGCCCCATCTGGTCCGCGATCCATTCGGGAGTGGCGATGCCGCTGCTGAGCATCTGGCTGGCGAAGGTGTGGCGGCACTGATTGGGACCACGCGAGCGGACGCCCGCATTCCTGAGGTGGCCATGCCACCAGCCGTTGCGCAGCGTATCCGACGTGGAGTACGCCGCCCCGCTAGCACTGTTGTGGAACACGAAGCGTACCCGTTGAGGCTTTCTGGTCCGGTTGTCGCGGTCTATCACCTCGATCTGTACGGGCGGAAGGCGTCTGGTTAGCTTGGCCTGCTGCTGCAGTGCGCGCAGCGCCGGGGCCAGTAGCTGGACCTTCCTCGTCGATCGGCGAGTCTTGGTGACCTTGTACTGGCTGCGTACACGAGCGCGGCGGAAAACCACGGTCCCCGTGTCCAAATCGACATCTTCCCAGGCCAGAGCTATGGCCTCGCTGACGCGGGGGCCGCTCCAGATCATGAATTCCGCCAGGTTCAGCTCACCGATGCGCGCGGTTTCGGTACCGAGGATGAGGTCGATTTCCTCTCGAGTGAATGGGTCTGGGTCATCCGCATCCGGAAGAGTGATCACGATGCCGTCTGTTGGGTCGTGCGCGCTCCGGTTCCGAGTTCGATACAGCCGGAAGATCTGCCGCAGGTTGCTGACGATCTCTCGCACCGTCTTGTTGTGCAGCTTGGGCATGAGCGTGTTCTGCACCCAGTCTTGAATATCCAGGTGGTCGATGCTGTCGGCCTGGCTGTCACCCCAGCGAGGTCGGATGTGGGTTTCCACGCGGCTGGTGTAGCCGCGGAAGCCGCTGGCGGCAATCTGGTTGCGTTTGATATCGAGCCAGAGGTCGATGTAATGGCCCAAGGTGTTGCTTTTCACCCGGGGTGAGTCCGGGAAGTGTCGGCTGTAGCTGAAGACTCCTTGCTTGATCTCGTAGTTGATGATGCCGGCCAGCCGTTCGGCATTGGCTATATTCTCGGGCGTTGCGTCCCCTGGTATGGACTCCCTACACAGCTCGCCTTGGTAGCGGAAGTAGATCCTGATCCGTTTTCCGCGTACCTCGACTCCGTCTGCCATCTGGTTCCCCTGATCCACACCAAGCGTTCAGGCTACCAAGCCTCCAAAAAATAGGCCCGCAAGCGGGCCAAGAAGATTCGTTGCCTGTTTCTGGTAGCTCTCTACCGACCGGTCACCACTACGAAGTACAAGGCCAGGACGGCCAGGGTTGCCAGCGAGAAGTTCAGCAGGCTCCTCGGGCTGTCTAACATCTTCAATAGTTCGTGCATGTTGTTTCTCCTCAGAGACTCCCAGCAGGTTCTGAAATACTCAGTCCAACGGCGACCTGACGCACCCAGATCGGCGTGCTACTGAGCAGGAAGGTCTCGCCAGCCTCAGCCAACAACAGGGTGGTGCCCATCACGCCGGCGATGGCCTCGGCCGCAGCCGGCGGAACCGCATTGCCGATCCGCTCGCGCCAGTCGCTGTCGCTCAGGCCGTCGAGGACCAACTGCTCTTCGGGGTCGACCAAGCTCTGCAGCGCGGCGAGTTCCAGGGTGGTAAACGGCCTGTGCCAGGTGCCATCCAGCGACTGGATGATGCAGGTCAGCCGGTCGTTCGCCTTCGGCATGCGCGGATCGGCCACGCTCCATCGACCGTTGTCGTGCCGCGCACTGGCCGACACCGCGCCGGCGGATTGGTCGAACCCAACTACGCCGTAGTGGCCGCCAGTGAGATACGGGTCTCCCTTCGTCCGGCTGAGCACGCGCGGGTCTTCGACGCACTGGCCTGTGCCATGGGCACTGGTGACCGCTTGTGCGTGGCGGTCCCAAGGCACGATGCGGAACTCGTTAGAGTGTTTGGCAGGGCCACGGTGGCGCGGGTCCGCGACAGCAAATGCACCCTGGCCGGTAGTACTGGCCGCGATCACGGTGCCGGCTGGGCCGTCCCAGTCGGTGACCGGGTACTTGCCGAAACTCTGGCCGCGGGGATCGGCGACGGAGTACGTGCCTTGGCCGGGCGACTTGACGCCGATGATGGCGCCCGAGGTGTCGGTCCAGCGGCGCACGCCGTACTGCTGGTATTGCAGGGCGTTTGCCGGCGCGCGCGGGTCCGCGACAGAGAATGCGCCGTTCGTGGGGCTGCTGCGACCGGCGATGGTGCCCGTGCTGTCGTTCCAACCGTGCACGCCCATGTAGCCAGCCCGGTATTTCGGGACGATGATCAGATCGCGCAGGTAGCCGTCCTCGACGGCGAGGTCGTTCAGGCTGCGCCAGTCGCTGCCGGCTCGCACCAGTGCCAGGCGAACCCAGGTCTTCCACTGCAGGGATGGCACACGGTGCATCGGGCCGGCGGCGTCGATATCGCCGGGCAGCGGCATGCGGCCGAGGATGTCGCCGACGGCGCGCAGGCTCTTCTTCTCCGGCTCGTACAGGAAGGGCGGCACTTTCTCGACGTGCCGCGCCACCAGCAGGAAGCGCTTCCGCGACTGGGCCAGACCGCCCAGCTCGCCGCAGTCGTGAGTGGTTTCCGCCACGGCGTAGCCGAAGCCACCGAGCAGGCTGTTGATCTGGTCCAGCAGGTGCCGGCCGCGGCTCGCCAGACGCGGCACGTTCTCGAAGACGATCAGCGGCACCGGGTCATCAGCCCATGCCTCGCCCATCAGCCAGATGCAGCGCAGCGTCAACTCGTTCAGCGCCTGGTACTTCGGAGTCAGGCTCATCTTCTCCGACAGCAGGCCGCTGGCGCCTTTGCAGGGCGAGCTGATGAACACGGCATCCGGTCGGCGCCCGCCGGCGGCGCGGCGGATTTCCTCCGGGGTTGCCTCCCGCCAACCGGCGGGAGGCTCCGTTCCATGGAAGCGGATGTATTGGTCGCGGGTGAACAGGTCCAGCAGGGTGCCCGGGACACCGGCCAGGCGCTCGAAGTCGCGGAGGCCGGCCGGGTCCACGTCGATGCCACCAAGGCATTCCCAATGGGCCTCGACGTTGCCGACCCGCGGACGCGCCCGGTTGAAGCCTGCGGCGCCGCCGCCCAGGCCGCAGCAGAAGTGGAAGTGGTAGAGGGTACGCTTAAGCATGCCGCCGCCCTCCCTGCGTTTTCCTGGCCGCCAGGTTGGCCATGTAGCTGGCCCACTCGACAGCCTTGGCCTGTTGGCGAATTCGACTGCAGCGTTGGTGTTTGCCGGTGGAACGTGCGTTGCCGCAGATATCACAGATGCTCGGAAGGTCCAGCCGCTTGCTGGCCATCGCTGGGCGAGTGCGAGCCGCCGACGTGGTTGTGCTAGCCTTGGCGCCGCCGCCTTGAGGCTGATTCGCTTGCATGGTGTCTCTCCTTTGGGGTGGTTGGCGCCAGGGAGTTGCCGCTCCCTGGTGCCTCTTCTTCAGCGCCGCGCTGGGTACTCGCGCAGTTCCTGACAACTGATGCAGCACTCGCAGCCCGGAGCAGCCTGGCGGCGGGCCTCGGGTATCTGCTCTCCGCAGTCCTCGCACCAGAGGGCGCTGGGCGCCAGGCGGGTGTTTGTCCGCTGGGCCAGAGCGGCCTGGACCATGTTCTCGGCCCGTTCGTTGGCTTGGTCGATCACATCCACAGTCAGCCTCCTTATGCTGCAAGCTTCGCTGCGGCCCAGCGCTTGCTCAGGTCCTGCCAGATCGCATCGCCGTTTTCGAAGTACTCATGCACTTCCTGTTTCGGGGCGTAGTCCATGCGCAGCACGGACAGGCACGCATCGAACAGCGCTGGGTCGAGGCGGCGCAGCTCGGTGAGGTCGAAGCGGTGGGCTTGGCCGTTGTACAGGCCGAGCAGGAACCGACCGATCACGCCGCTCTGGCCGCTGTCGCGCTGGGCGATCGGCAGCAGGCGTTTCAGCGCGGTGAGGCCGGCTACCTCGTTCTCCTGCTGCCTGGTCTGGAAGTCGTGGATCAGTTGCAGATAGTCGTGGGGGAGGGGTTGCATGGTGTCTCTCCTTTGGGGTTGCAGTTCCGGCGTTGCCGCGCCGGTCAGGCTTGGAAAATCCAGCACTTGACGGTGCTGGGTCGGTTGGTGAGAGGGTTCTGGCGGGCGTGTGCCGAACGCACGGCACTGTCGACGGCCTTGTATTCGATGAACTTGTGCCGGCGGGACTCTTTCAGCAGGTCGCGCAGGGTTGCCGCGTCGGCCACCTTCTGGCGGTGGTCGGCGGCCAGCTTCACGAACTCATTAAGGTTGATGGCGATGGTTCCGGGGTTCTTGCTGTGGTTGAGCACCGGCTCTTCGCTGAGGTTTTCGAGGTAGTCGTAGACCTCCCAGAACTCGGCCACCTCGGGCGCGTCGGCGTTGACGGCGTCCTGGCGCTCCAGGGCCATCGTCATCAGGGTCTGCTGAGCGCAGGCGAGCTGGTGCTCGGACAGCGGCACCACCAGGCGCAGCGCGTCGACCAGGGCCATCATCTGCGCGTGGTTGAGGATCAGCCGCTCGATACGAATCTGCTTCAGACCGCGCAGCGTCGCGCTGTGAACCTTCAGCCGCTCGCGGAAGCACTCCAGCACGCGGGCCTCGGAGCGGATGGCCATCAGCAGGAAGTGGCTGACCTTGAGCACGCCCAGGTGGTTGAGGTTGTCGGCCGCAGCCTGGCTCTCGCGGGTGATCTCTGGGCGAATGAAGTGCAGCTTCACGATACGGGTCAGGATCGCTTCGGAGGCCTGCACCGTGGCGTTCTGGCTCATCACCAGGGTGCCGCGGAAGGGGGGCTCGTAGGTCTCGTTGCCGGCGGTCTTCTGGCCTGTCACGCCCAACGCGCGGCCGTTGAACAGCGGCTTGAACTCGTCCCAGTCGAAGGACTTGGCGGCGCCGCCGGCGCGGCTGTTATCGCTGCGGTCGGCCTCAAGCATGACCATGGGCATGTTCGACAGCTGGGTCAGCCAGCGGCGTAGGCCCGCCTTGGTCATCTTCGACGGGTCCTGGCCTTCCTCGTCCGCCCGGCCGAGCAGCTTCCACAGGAAGGTGATCAGCGTGGACTTGCCGGCACCGGCCTCGCCGGTGGCCTCGAGGAACGGAAAGGACTGGAACTCGGCGCGGATCTGCTCCGCGAACAGCGAGCCGAACCAGAATGCCAGCGCCACCAGGCCCTTGGCGCCGAAGCAGGTCCACAGCCAGTCCAGCCACTCAGGGCGGTAGTCCCTGGCGTCGGTGGCGATCTGCAGCTTGATCGAACGCTGCAGGGTCTTCAGGCGCAGCTTTTGGAACTCGAAGAAGTCTTCGGCGTTGGCCTTTTCGATCACGCCATCGCGCACTGCCACGTCGCCCAGGACGTAGCAGGCATGCTCCCGGCTGTAGCCCAGGTAATCGATGGTGGCCACCGTCTTCAGGCCGGTGAGTTGCAGCTTCATGATCTGGTCGAGCTGCGCGCCGCTGCCGGTGAAGATCGCCCCGGCTGCCACGCCGAGCAGGCGCTTCTTGAACTCGCTGGCCGCCGCGACTTGGGCGCTGGTGAAGGTGTTCTTCACGCTCTCGTCGTCGGGGCGATCGATGCGGAAGTAGTACCAGCTCTCGTCTGTGACCTCGTTGCGCTGGAAGTACAGGGCCTGGGGGAAGCAGTTTGCGATTTCAACCACATTGCCGGACTGCTGCAGCGCCTTGTCGCGCTTCTGTCTGTCGTTCAGCAACTTATCTTCGTGGTCGTCGCTGTTTTCGAACGCGCGCATGGCCCGGTCGAACTTCTCGAGGTCCAGCTTGAACCAGAACAATCTGTTGCCGAACCGAAAGTGGAATTCGCCGCGGCTGTTCCAGTCGTACATCAGCAGCGCTTTCTCGGCAGGACTCTCGGCGATCAGCAACGCGCCCTCATGACGCGCGGTCTTGAGGTCCTTCTCGATCTGCGCGGCGCGCTCGGCCGCGTCATCGATGAACATCCAGCGCTGGTGCAGGTCGTTCCAGTCGAATTTGCGGTTGTTGCGCTGCGGCAGTTGGGCCGCTTCGCAGACGTAGCCCAGGGCTCGCGCCTCGGTCACCCAGCGCCGGGTGTACCTATGGGCGCCGGGTTCGTTGTCCAGCGCCCAGATCAGTTTCGGCAGCTTGCCGCCACGGGCTGTCGCGAGTTCGCGCAGGGACTGCTCGGGGAAGGCGTTGGAGCTCATGGCCGACACGGCGTCAATGCCGTGGTGCAGCAGCGCGATGGCGTCGAAGATACCTTCGACGATCCACAGCTCCTTCACCTCCTGCAGGTCGACGCTGGGTGGGCACCACCAGACGCCGCGCGGGCTGTCGCCCGGCTTGAAGCGCGCCTTCTTCTTGCCGAAGCGGCTCGGGCGATCGATCAGGCGTTCCCAGTAGCCGCCTTTCTTCAGCGGGAAGCGTACTGTCGCGCTACCGATCTCAAGGTCGCGGTCCCAGTAGTTTTCCTGGCTGTACCAGCCATCGATCAGCGCCAGGTCGAAGCCGCGGGCATGGGCCAGGTACGCCCGGGCCGAGGCGGCGGGTTCCTTGTCGGTGGCCGGCGCTCGCTTGCTCCAGTCGTCGAAGAGCTCCGGGTAGATTTCCTTGATGTGCCAGGTGTTGCCGCACTTGCCGCGCCCGCAGCGGATGAACCAGGGGCTGTCGACCAGGGTGTAGAGCTCCTTTTTGCCGCACGTCGGGCACTCGCCCTTGCGCATGTACTTCGTGCCCTTGATCGGCGTCAGGCCGTACTGATCCTGTAGGCGGCGCAGCACGTCGGCCTTGAGCTCGCGGTCCATTTCCTTCATGCGCGCCCCCGAATCTGCTTGCGCAGTTCGCGAATGGTCCGGCAGATGCCGGCAATGTGTGGGCGGTCCTCGAGGATGCGCTTGCCGCGTAGACCCTGCGGCGTATAGCGGTAGCGATCGTCGTACCAGCACTCGGCCATGGCGGCTTCGTACTGGCTGACCAGCCAGAGCAGGTACTTCTCAGCCTGGTTCTGGTCGACTTCGACGGTGATTGAAATGTGGCCGCTCATGGCGGGATACCTCGAATTCTGGGCGTAACTTCCCCAAACCCACGGCAGTGGGTGGGTCGATTTCAGGGTGGTTACGGGGTGTGCTGCGGGCGCTGCTTAAGCAGATGGTCCGGCAGGTAGCGGGCCGGGATCGGGAAGCGGCAGTGGCTGCGGGTGTCGATCAGGTAGACCACTTCGTTGTCACCCTCGCCCCAGTCGATACCCAGCCAGATCGGCTCCGGACCTGCGAAGACCTGGTCCCAGGCGCGCTGGGCGAGTCGCTCGGCCATGAACTGGGGTACCTCGAGGCCCTTGACCAGATGATTGACGCAGGCGCCGAACAGCCGGTCGGAGCCGGAGGACAGGTACTGGTTCGCGTTGCTCCGCAAGTAGGCTGCGGCGGCCTGTTGCATGGTGCTGCGATAGTCGTTGCTGCCGTTCATTGCATGCACTCCATGTGGTCCAGCAGGTCCAACTGGTTGGTTGCGGCCGCGAGGTCGCGGCGTGCCAGTTGACGGGTTTTCGAAGGTGCCATGGGGAGCACCAGCAGTGGTCGCTCGAGGCCCGAGGGGCTGAGCTGGTAGTCCCAGCTCAGGGAGCCGGTGAAGGTGGCGCCGCAGAGCGCGTTGGTGCATTGCGCGTACATCGAGCGGAAGCACGGGGTTTGGCCCTCGGAGGAGCGGATTCGCATCCGGCTGTGGCAGCAGGGGCAGACTAGCTTGTAGACGCTCACGCTTTGACCCTCCTGTGCAAGGTGATCACTGCGCCGACCTCGGCGTGCCGTGCGGCCAGGTGTTGGCGGTGAGCGACAATGATTTCAGCGAGTTCGGCTTCGTCGATCTCACCATCGCGCAGCGCCTCGGCGATGATGCGGTCGACCTCTCCACGCTTGATGGCGGTGGCGACGCCCCTCGCGTACAGGTCGAGGTTGTCCAGCTGAGCTGGATCGGGCATCTGCACGAACATGCCGCCATACAGGTGTGCGACGTACTCGGGGAAGTGGCTGGTGCCGGTTTCCTGCTCAAGCAAGCGCAACTGGTCGTCGCTGAGCGGCTTGCTGCCGGCGTTCTCATAGGCGTGGTTGTCAAACTTCTTCAGATCGAGGCCCAGGCGGGCGGCGGCGCATTCACGACCGCCGGGATAGGCGCCGATGATCGCGCTGACCACCTGGCGCCGCGTTTCTAGGAGCGGGCGTTTCATCTTCTGGTGTCTCCCTCGGGCGGTGGTCATTACTGTTCGGTTGCGGGCTGGCGAATGCCGGGGACGACATCGGCACCTATCTCTTCAGATAGGTCCTTCAGAATCGCGTAGGCGAGGCGACCGTTGGGCAAACGTTCCGCTCCTGCCCAGCGAGCCACCACTTGGGTGACATTGCGCGGCTCGTAGCCGCGAGCCAGGGCGAACTTTCGGTAGCTGCTGCCCTTTTCGACGAGACGTGCACGGATCTGATTAGGGGTCATAGCCTGGGTGTTCCCATACGGATAAGATGTTCTCGTTGTGAGTAAGGCTATTGCCTCATTTTGAGTAAGTCAACAGGAATTTCCTATTTTGGGAAACAAGAGCGCTAACGCCGTTGTGGACCGCCTCCTGAGTGTTTACGCGGTCAAGAACGACAATCAGCTGAGTGAGCTTCTGCAGATCAAGCGATCAACGCTTGGCAACTGGCGTTCACGTGACTCCGTGCCTTACACAATTTGCGTAAGTGCGGCGGAGGAGAGAGGCGTCAGACTGGATTGGTTGCTCACCGGTGAAGGACCAATGTGGAGAGGGGCAGACCCGCAGAAGGTTGAGGCAACGCCTACCGATCCCCGCGAGCAGGCCCTGCTGGCACTCTGGCGCGAACTGGACGAGGGCGAGCAGCGAGAAATACAGCTTGCTGCTGAGGAAAAGAAACGTCTGAAAATTCTGGAGCAGCGCCTCGCGGAGCTGGAGGCCGTTGTCGCTGATGCCAAAAGGCTGGCATAGTCTGTTCCCATAGAGAACAGATGGCAGGCCAGGGAATGGACGAAGAGTTCCGCTGTGAAATCTTCAAGAACGCCAAGCAGCTGCACGGCGTGTTCTATCTGGGGCGGTATGGCTATGTAGTGGAGGAAGTGCTCGAAATGGAGCGCTTCCTCCATGCGTTAGCCTCTGAGAAGCGCGAACGCAACGTGCTCAGCCTGTTGCATCACGACCCTAATGCATCTTTCTACGATAACGAGACCGTCGAAGGCCTCTCGGCTGATGGCCCCGATGGTGTGTGCCTGAACCGCGTTGCCGCCGATCATCTTTTCCAGTTTCACTTGTTTGGGGCCGCAGGGCAGATGGTTCCTTTCGCTGATGTACCTCTTAAATCTTGCGGCGACTTTGCCGGTACGCCATAGGAGGCATTAATGGCACCTAAAGAAAAAACGAAGAAACGCCCGTTCTACTATCGTCGAGCTAAATGGGATGAGATGAATAAAGAACCTTCCCTTGAGAAAATACTTACGATTTGCCACGAAGAGCTAAGCACTGTTGGTGATCGTACTTTTCTCTCTGGCGAAGGAGAAATTCGTGGCGCTGATGCGGATCCTCGTCCGGGAGAAGGGCTTTTTCTGCATATAGCCAGTTATGTGCCGGACGAACAGACCACCACAATTGAAAAGAGTAAGCGTGTAAAGCGTTCAAAGCTACATGCCGAAGCTGCATCGGCCGGTCGCGATTTTCTCAGTGGCGACATTTTTGCACTAGTGAAAGATAATCATCTCATTTTGTGCCCGTCTGGCGTACGTGAGAGTGTTGTTCATTCTTATATTTACAATGTGTTAAAAAAATGCAAGTACTCCAAGATGCTGGCTTCGTTTGACTTGGAGAAAATCGCTAAGGCAAGCAAGTTGGCTATGGTTGCTACGGAGGGAGTGAAGTCAATAGAGCTAGGAGCATCTCTTTATGATGCTAGTATTTCTGAAATGAATGTATCTAAGAGGAAGGCTTCTCAGAAAAAGATTGACGAGTTGCTCAAGAAAGCGGCGGAACTATTTGAGGATATGTTTGCCAAAGACCCCAATCTAAAGGAGATCAAAGAACAGGAAAATCTTAATATAAAGATATCGCTCAACTTTGACGGTCGTGAGGCCAGACGTAAGGGCAAGCCGGTAGGCTTTGGTGAAATCGGCAAGAGCCGTCTGAAGAAGACATCGGAAGAAATAATCAAAGAGTACGAGGATAAGGAATACCTCGGGTTTGATGAAGATGGATTCAAAATTGTAACTATGGCTGGGAATGTAATTACCCCTACCGAAATTCGCGTATCTGATAGCTATCATGTTAAAGTTTTTGGTAAGTCGATTGATAAGTCGGATACGTTTGATAAGCTGAAGGGGTACTACGATAGGCTTAAAAGTAGTGGTGTGCTGGCTCAGTGAAAAAACAACTGGATTGGTCAAGAATTCGCTTCTTCTGTTACGCAGCTATTTTAAGCTGTGAGGGCGCTTTTTTGGCCAAGCCGTTGATGTTGGAGAACTCGGAGGCACTGAGTGTAATTGTAACCGCCTATTCTATTCTTGCTGGTTTTCTTGTTGGCATAATAACGATGATTGGTGATCCGAAGTCGCTGCCTTCTGGGTCATGGCAAGTGGCGAGATTGAGTAGCGAAATTATTTATCGACGCCTTAAACGTCATAAATTTCTATTTACTGCGTATCTTGCAACTATTGCTCTGATATTCCTGTCAATTCTGCTAAAGAAAAATAACTCAGATGTAAATGACTTTGTCGAGTATATTTACCTCTTTCTGGCAATATTCTGTTTTTTGTACTCATTGAAACTGCCTTCAACTCTTATGCAGCTACAAGAAGAACGCATAGAAGAAGAGATCAGGGCAAGGCGAAAATTAGAAGGCATAGAAGATTAGGTAAAAATCAGATCAATCTTTATTAGTCATATCTGCGATTTCTGTAGCCGCTTCCATTCTCGATCGACAGCCCGCTTCGCGCTGCCCTTGGTGCTATACAGGTAGCGCAGGCGGCGCGGCTTGCTCTGGTCTCCCGCACTGATGGTCTTCTCCGTCCCGCTCTTTTCGTCGCGGTAGTAGGCGATGATGCCGGTGTAGTCGCCGCCGGTGTCGTCGGCCAATTCGCTGACCAGGTCCTCGGGCAGCTTGCTTTCCAGCTCCAGGCTGGTGATGTAGCCGCCGTCGGCGCTGAGGCTGTGCTGCACATTGCCGCCGTACCAGATGATCGCGTCGATCTCCGTCTTCACTCCCAGCAGGGTGTAGGTCAGTTCCGGGATCAGGTCCGGCCGGCCCTTGGCGAGCACGTAGCTAAGCGTGGCGCTGCCACGTTGCAGGCGGTTCCACTCGGCGCGGGCGGCGCGCAGGGCGCTCTGGCGGTCGCTGTAGGTGTGGCGCAGGTCCTTGAGGTTGTCGCCCTTGGCGCCGGCGACTGCCTCCTGCTTCTTCGCGCTGTTCACGTCGTAGAAGTACGCGCGCACGCCGTCATAGCTGTCGCGGTCGGCCTGCAGGTAGCGGTGCTGGTCGCCATCCTGGCGGGTGAGGGTGATGTGCGGCAGCGCCAGGCCACTGGCGGTCTTGCCGCCGCCGGCCGGCAGGCAGAGCAGGCAGCCGGCTTTTACGGTGGCCACCGCATCGAAATCCTCGCCCAGGCGTGTCAGCAGGTTGGCGTCGGACTCGTTGGCCTGGTCCAGCTGCAGGATCGGCAGGCCCGCCAGCGCCGTCGCGAGCACCGGCTTCAGGTTGTTGCCGAGGGCGATGTCGGTGAGCACGTCGCCCAACGTCTTCGGGCTGCTCCAACTGCGCTCGCGCTTGACCTTCAGGCCCTTGCGCAGGTCCGCTGAGCGGGCGCGGATGCTGAGCACGTCCGGCGCGCCGCTGTGCTCGGTTTCGTCGACGGTGTAGGTGCCCTTGTCGACCAGTCCGCTGTCACTCCAGCCCAGCCAGAGGTGCAGCACGGCGCCGCGCGGGGGGATCGCGAGCAGCCCGTCATGATCGCTGAGTGTTACGCTCAACTGATCGGCCTCGAGGCCGCGATTGTCGGTCAGGTCCAGGGCGATCAGTCGTGGGCTGATGAGCTGGGCGATGTCGTTGCCGTCGACCGTGAGCCGGAACACCGGCACCGGGTAGCCGGCGTCGCGCTGCAGCTGGTCGACGGCGCTGGTCAGGTAGCCCGTCACGCGGGCGAGGGCGGCATCGATCACAGGATGCGTCTTAGCAGGTTGCCAGCGGTACCGAGGACCGAGCCGAGCAGATCGGTGCGGCCGTCATCGATGCGCTTGAGTTCGAGGGAGAATTCGATCCGCCGCGGGGTACCGTCGGCGAAGAAGAGTGTCCGCGTCTCGGTGACGCGCTCGATCACCCATAGGCCGTAGATGCGTCCAGTGCCCTCGACCATGGGCCAGGCCGACCCGGTGTCAGCCATCTGCCGCAGCACATCCAGGCTCAACGCGCTGCCGGCCAGCTCCGGCAGCAGCACGCCGGGCAGGGTGATCGCGTCGTTGCCGCGACCGACGAACTGGCGCGCCGGCTGGGCACCGATGCGGCTGCTGCTGGCGTGTCGCCACTCGGTCTGCCGCTGGAACTCTTGGTAGGCCAGCGTGTGCAGGCTGAAGACGAACATCCCGAGGGACAGCATCATGGTGGTTACTCCCGGTCCTGCAGGCGGGCGCGCAGGCGCGCCGCCTTGTTGCGTTCGCGCTCGTCCAGCAGTTGGCTGAGCGTGCGTTTCAGGTCTGCGGGGTCGCTGCCCGCGCCGGCCTGGATGGTGATGTAGTAGGTGTCGCCGCCGACGCTGATCGCCGCTGGCGCCGAGCTGACCGGGGGACGGTTGTCGATGGTGATGACCTGCGCCGGGGCGCTGGCGCCGAGCACCAGGGCACCGATGGCGCCGGCGCTCTTGCCCAGGTCGCCGAGCATGGCCAGCAGCGGCTGGTCGAACATCGGCGAGCGTTGGCGCTGGGCCGCGACCAGTTCGGTCACCACTGCCGGCGGGGTGACCGTAGAGCGGGTGTCTCGGGTCAGCTCACTGTCCAGGCCGGCGACAGCCTGGCGCCCTGCGTTGATCAGGCCCTGGCCGATACGTGCAATCACGTCCAGCGGGCCGGCCTGGCCGGCACCGAGGCCCTGGGCCAGGCCAGCCATGGTGAACCCGCCCAGATCGGCGAACACCCGCGATGGCGAATGGATGCCGAGCTTGTCCTTGAACCAGTCGATCGCGGCGCCGCCGACGCGCTGGACCGCGCGCTTGATCTGCCCGATGCCGGCGAGCAGGCCGTTCACCAGGCCCTGGACGATCATGTTGCCGAAATCGGTGAAGCGTGCCGGTAGATCGATGCCCAGGTAGCCCAGGACGCCGGAGAACGCACGGTAGATCAGACCGAGGGGGCTGAAATTCATCAGGGTTGAAAGAATGCCCCCGATGCCGCCGTCGAAACCTGCCTTGATCTCTTCCCACAGCCCCAGCAGGTACGCCTTGACGGCGTCCCAGTTGCGATAGATCAGGTACGCGGCGCCGGCCAGCACCGCCACGACGGCGGCAATTGCCAGGACCACCGGGTTGGCGGCCAGGCCCCACACCGCGATGCTCACGACGCGCAGGGCGGTCACCAGCGGGCCGATCAACAGGCCGGCCAGCGTACGGATCGGTGCGAATAGCAATTTCAGCAGGCCGATCAGCCCGGGCAGGCGAATGCCGATGGTACCGAGCATGTAGCGGACCGCGATCATCGGGCCGAGGATGCCGGCGAGGGTGATGGCCAGGCTGCCGACGGTGGCCATGAGCGCCGAGAACGCGGCGACGGTGATGACGATGCCCTTGCTGACCTGCGGGTTGGCCTTCAGGAACTCGCCGACGTTGTGCAGCAAGTGACTGATGTCCTTGGCGAGTTCGCGCAGCCAGGGGCTGTTCTTGTCGAACAGCTCGACCGAAATGTTTTCCAGGGCGGCATGCAGCATGGTCATGTCGCCCTTGAGGTTGTCCAACTGGGTGGACGCGACGCGGGCGGCCTCGCCTTCGGAGTTATCCAGGCTGCCACGCATCGATTGGAACTGGCTGCTTTCCACTGCTCGCATCAGTGTGCCGAAGGCGGTAACGGCATACTGCCCGGCGATGTCCTTGTAGATGGCGCCACGCTGGATGTTTCCCATCTTCTTCGTTTTGTCGTTGATGTCCTTGAGGATGTCCAGCATGTCGCGCATGTTGCCGTTGGCGTCCTGGGTCTTCACGCCCAGTTGGGCCACAGCCTTGGAAAGACCGAGACGAGTGAGCACCGAGCGCATTGAGGTGCCGGCCTGGCTTCCTTGTACGCCTGCGTTGCCGAGTAGAGCCGTCGCAGCAGTCACGGTTTCCAAACTCTGGCCATACTCACGACCGACGCCGGCGGAATACTTCAGCGAGTCGCCGAGCATGCGGATGTCGACGTTGTTCCGGGTGAATGCCGCAGTTAGCACGTCGGCGACCTGGTCCATCTTCTCGGCTGGAATGCCCATGGCCGTCTGAATGTTCGAGGCGATGTCGGCGCTGGCGCCAAGGTCCATATCGCCCGCGGCGGCCAGGTTGAGCATGCCGGGCATTGCGCCGAGTATCTGCTTCGCGTTGTAGCCGGTGCGGCCCAGGAAATACTGGCCCTGGGCGACTTCCTTGTCGGTGAATTTGCTGGACAGCGGCAGGGTGCGGGCCTGTTGCCGCAGCGCCTGCATCTGCGGATCGTCCTTGCGCTCGATGCGGGTCACCGCCTGGGTGGCCGACATCGTTGCGTCGAACTCGTAGCCCACGCCGAGCATCTGCCGCAGCTTGTCTCCGGTGTACATGCCCGTCGCGCGCGCCGCCATGCCGGTGCCGGCCAGCGCGGCGGCGCTCTGGATGCCGCGGCTGTAGGTGTTGCGGGCGTGGGTCAGGCGTTCCTGCTGCTGGCTGAGGTTGCGCAAGCGCTGCGCCTGGCTGTTGATGGCGCCGTTGGCCGCCTGGATCTGCGCGCGCAGGTCGCGCTCATGCTGGCCGAGGTTGCGGGTGCTGATGCCGGCGTTGCTGAGGCGCGTGCGCAGTTGCTGCAGGGCTTGGCTCTGCTGCAGGTATTGCTGCTTGAGGAAACCAGCTTCACGGATGGCCCGGTTGTAGTGGCGGGTGAGCGCACGGGTGGGGTTGCCGGCGGCGGCCATCTGCTGGGCCAGCGCTTTCACCCGGGCCTGTTGCGCGGCCAGCGCGGTGCTGACCTGCTCCAGAGCGCCGCGCTGGGTACGGAATGCGCGCACGTCGCTCTGCTGAGCGTTGAGCTGCTTCAGGCGCTCGCGAGTTGCCTTGAGCGCCCGGGCCGTCGCGTCGCTGCCTTGCATGATGCGACGCAGGGGAGCGGTGGCTCTGTCGATCGCGCTGAGCAGCACGCGCAGCTGCAGGTCATTCGCCATCGGCGGAACTCCGTACCCGGGCGCGTTCGCGCCATTCCATCAGTTCGGTGAGCGAGAGCCGGTCCATATGGTCCGGCGCCCAGTGAAACGTCACGGCCAGGTCGGCCATGGCGTTTTCTACGCGATCAGGGAGGCTGCCGCCTTCGCCCGCTTCTGCAGCAAAAAACCGGCGATCACCTGGCCGCAGGCGAGCAGGTCGGCCGGGTCCATGCCGGCGGCCTCGGGCTCGGTGATGGTCGGCTGGCTGATGCGCGGCAGGATTTTGATGGTCGCGGCCACATCGAACTGCAGCAGGTCGAGCAGGTGCAGGCCGCGCAGTTCGCCAGAGGAGGGCTTGCGCAGAGTGAGGGTGTTGATGATTTGCTCCCCGCGCTTGATGTGCTGGTCGAGGACTACGAAGTTGTCGGTGGTGGTCTGGTCTTCGGCCGGCGTTGCGGTGTTTTTTTCGTTTTTCATGGGTTCGGTATCCAAGGGGGAAAGAAACCGCCGGCCGGGCCGGCGGGAAGGGGTTACAGGCCGATGGCCTTGCGCTGTGCCTCGAGCAGGTCCTTGCCGTTGACCTTCTCGACGAAGTTCAGCAGGTCGATCTCGATGACTTCCTCGCCGTTGACGACGAGCTTGTAGTAGCTGCAGGTGGTGGTGATCTTGTGCTCGGTGTCTTCGCCGGGCTGGGTGTCACCCATTTCGATGGTCTCGTGCCGGCCGCGAACGACGATTTCGACGGGCGTGACTTCGCCGGTATCGTCCTGCTGGTAGGCGCCGGCGAAACGCAGCATCACGCCGCTAGCGCTGACTGCGCCGTACTGCTTGAGGACGGTCAGCTCCAGGCCCCCGACGGTCCACTCGAACTGGATGCCGTCGTCGTCGTGGCCGAGGTCGGCCTTGACCGGGCCGTTCATGCCGCCTCCGCGGAAGGCCTCCATCTTGCGGGCCAGCGGGGGCAGGGTGCAGGACTTGACGACGCCCTGGTAGCTACCGCCGTCGTTGAAGAGGTTCATGTTCTTGAGCTTGCGCGGCATGGCCATGGTAGGGCTCTCCGGGAATCAGGTGGGGCGGCTCCCCGTCCGGGGAGCGCTGGGTGTCAGGCGTTGACGCGGCTGGCGAAGTCGACGAGGTAGCTGTCGGTGATCTTCTGGAAGAAGGTCAGGTCCTCGAGCGGCGGCACCGGGGTGTAGTCGTAGGTGATGCGCAGCTTGCCGGCCTTGAGCGTGTCCTTGTCGTTCACGTTGGGGTCGTACCAGGCTTGGGCGTCGATGATCAGGCCGAGTCCCTTGAGCTCGCGGAACTTGGCGTTCACGCCCTCGAGGATGTCGCGCACAAGCGACGGGTGCATGGGCTTGTCGACCGCCCACATGTGCGCCTCGGCGATGGTGTCGGCCAGCACCTGGGCGGTGCGGGTGTAGTTCTCGAAGGCGAACAGCGGATCATCGCTGCAGGTGCGCGAGCCCCAGAAACGGAATCCGCCTTCCTGCACCAGGGTGGTGACCTCGTTCTCGTTGAGGTAGTTGGCGTCGGTGCTGGGGCTCTGCAGGTCCCAGAACACGTCGGCGCTGATGCCGGTCACGCCGTTGACGGCGACGTTCGACAGGGTCTTGTGCCAACCGACCTCCTGATCGATCCGGGCGCGCAAGCCCAGTGCCTGGGCAACAGCTGGCGCAGGCACGGTCTGGTTGACCACGGTGCTCCACGTCAGGAAGTCCGGCCAGATCACCATGGCTTCGCGCGCGGCGAAGTTCTCGCGGTAGGCGGTGGCCTCTTCCTTTGTCTTGCAGCCGCTGGCGGAGACATAAGCGAAGGCGCGCAGTTGCTGGGCGATGGCGATGAGTGCGGTAGCGACCGGCTGGGTATCCAGGCCCGGCACGCCGAGGATGCGCGGTACCACGCCCAAGCGGGCCTTGGCGGCAAGCAAGGCCTTCATGCCGGTGTACTTGCCATCGGCGCTGACGCCGCCGATGACCGCGCTATTGGTCGCGGCTTCATCCTCGCCCGGCTTCACCCGCACCACCACAGTGGCGGCGTTGGCCTGGTCGGCGATTGCTTGCAGGCTTGCGGGCAGCGTACCGCTGGTGCCCGCCTTGCCGATGGCAGCCTGCACGTTGGTGATGAGTACCGGCGTATCGAGCGGGAAGGCGGTGGCGTCGGCGTCTTCGGCGGTGGCTACCAGGCCGATGATCGCGGTGGCGATGGTGCGAATGGGGCGGGTCCCGTCATTGATCTCTTGGACCCGGACACCGTGATGGTATTGGTCAGCGGCCATGGGGTGTGCCTGTGCGGTGGTTGGATGACACTGCACAGGCTGCCGCGCGCGCGGCGATGGGGCGAGGCGGGAAGCTTGTACGGCGTGAAGCTACAAGACGCCATCTGCGAAGAGGGCTTCGAGCCAGTCCGGTGCGGCCGGCCGGTGTTCTGCGAGCGGAAACTCACCGGACTCCGGCCAGTCGCGCAGTTGGCGGCGGTACGCCTGCAGCGCCTGGTACTGCTCAGTGCTGAGCGTCGTGGTACCAACCTCGAGCTCGTCGCGGTGACGTGCGACCAGGGCGTCGGTGTCGTCGAGCTGGCGGTCGCGCCAATCGCGCTCGATCGTTGCCAGAGCCTCGTCTCCGAGAGGTGGTGGTGGCGTGGCGACCGGCTGTCCATCCTTGCCAGCGACGATCAACAGTCCCTGGCCCTGAGCGTCGAGCAGTGCCTCGTACTCTTCATCCGTCAGAGGCCAAAGCTCCGATTCCGCTGGCATTTGTTCACCATGTACCTCTGGAGAGTAAAAGCCGCCAGTCTTCGGGCAATAAAAGAACATGTTCCACCTCAATAGCCAATTGCGAAAACATTGATGCCGAAGTTCTGCACATTCCCGATGTATTCACTTGAAACGATGGTGCAGTTGGTCGCCGTTCTGGCTTTTTCTGCAACCGTTACAGTTGAGGCGGGAATGGCAGGACGGCCGTTTTCTCTAACAGTTGGAACGACATGTAGACAGGCATTCGGGAAGGCAATGGGGAACGTCACGACCCGATCGATAACTCCCCCAGGGTGGTCACCGATAGACAGGTTTACCCACTGAAATATCACCCCCGTATCGTTGTTCTTGTACCAGCCGCTCACGCCCCTGCTCGCTGCAGAGTGAACGTGCGCGCTGGGTGGGAAACTCGATGGCTTCCCAGGCAAGGACGCCCAGGAGTATTCCGACTTGGCCACATAGTTGGCCGGGTTGAAGTTGCCGGAGTCCCATGCACGATACCAAGCTGACCATGTTCCGTTGTAGCGGCAGCGCCAGTACAGACCGCCGGCGGCGTAGCCACGATAGGTCTGATAGATCATCGAGGCGGTTGGAGCATGAACTGTCAATAAACCTGCTTCGCCTACGGGATAGTTCGCCCCGTTCTTGGCGTTTGCGGTGAACGGTTGATGCCACCAGCCCGAAGCAATCATCGAGTCCAGATTGACATAGCCACCCAGCTCGCCATCGGGCGCGTGTGCGAAGGCACCGCCCAGATCGCAGCGGACCCAGGCTGACCACTCCCGCTTGGACGAATCGGTCGTTGCGGGGGAAGCGTAGGCATAACGAACGTACATGTCAGCCACGCCGGCATAGCCGGTTGCAATCTGCGTCGCGTTGCCTTCGACGGTCGGATAGAACATCGTCTGGATGTAGTAGTAGCGGCCAGCCACTGGGCCATTCGCGTGATTGGTCAGTACCAGCGGAATGACCACCGAGTTGGGATCAACGCTGGTATGCACTGCCGTGGCCAGTCCCTGCGACACCAACGGCAAGCGTTCAAGATCGAGTCGGCCGGTCGCAATCTTCGACGCATCCAACGCAGGAATGTCCGCTGCCGTCAGGCCACCGCCCCCCGTAACCAGCCCCTTGGCGTTAACGGTGACTTTGGGGTAGGAGCCGGCATTTACGCCCGAGTTCGCCAGCGTGACCGTGATTCCAGCGTTTGAGCTACCGTCGAACGTTGTCGAGCCGCTGGCGTCCCCACTGAGGGAGATCGTACGAGGGGCGGCGAGTTTGACCGCTGTTGCAGCCTGACCAATACCATTGCCGGTACCGCCTCTGGCAGCAGGTAAGATGCCGGAGGTGATTTTTCCGGCATCAAGGGCCGGAATATCACTCGCTACAAGCCCAGTGGCTCCGGTAACCAGTCCTTTGGCGTTCACCGTGACTTTCGCGTAGGTCCCGGCGGTGACGCCGGAGTTGGCCAGCGTAAGGACTCCGTTGACGTTTGTGGCTCCATCGAACCGAGCTGACCACGTTGCATCGCCGCTCGCGCTGAGCGTGATGGGCGCTGCAAGCCGGCTGGCAGTGGCTGCGTTGCCCGTAATTGAGGCCGGTAGTAGCCCGGCCGCGTTCAGCCTGAGCAGCTTGTTCGCAGTCGGGGTGGTGACCGCCTCGCTGGCATGCAGTGCGTCAGTGATGCCGTAGCCGCCCAGCGTGGTCGGGTTGCTGCCGGCGGTGACGATGCCATTGGCGTTGACGGTGACCGCGCGGTAGGTGCCGGCGGCCACGCCGGAGGCTGGCAAGGCGATGGTGCGATCCGCAGACAGATCGCCACCGCCGACTAGGCCGTTGCCGGCCAGCACCTTGCGTCCCTTGAAGTCCGCGGCAACCTTCGCCGTCACCCAGTCCTGGGTGGCGTAGACGATGCCGTCGTCGATGATCAGTTCGACGTGCTCCATGCCGGATAGGATGATCTGCACGCGGATGGTCTGGGTGCGCGCGCTCCCGCTCTCGACGCTGGCCTTGAAGCTGGGCGGGCAGTTGGCGACCGCCACGAACTTCCCGTCGGCGTCCTCGAGGCCGATCTCCCGTATCCAGAATCCACCGATGGCCATCGGCAGTACCAGCTCGGCGATCAGTACGTTTGCGCTCTGCTCGGAGACGAACAGGCGGTTCAGTTGAGCACGGTAGCGCTGGCGAATCAGCTTGGTCTGAGCGGCCGAGGGGATGGGGTCAGCCGTCTCGCCGGGCGCGCCGCCGGCGTCACCGATGAGCATATGGGTGGGTTGCCACTTCTTCCCGGCTTCGCTCGCCGCGATCAGCGCTGCCGCGCCGATGTCGGTGAGCAGGCCGCCGTACTTGGGAGTCGTCATATCACTGCTTCCAGGGGCTGATTTCCAGGGTGTCGCCGTCGATCGTCGCCAGGCCGTGGCGGGACAGGATGTCCGGCGTGATGCGCAGGTCCAGGCGGGTCAGGTGTCGGCTGACTGGGCGCACGTCGTCGAGCAGGCGCTCGAGCTCGAGCACGGTCTCCTCGTCGAGACCGTTGTCGCTGACGTCGACGGTGATTTCGAAGGTGCCGGGGACGCCGGCGGGGGTCTGTTGCCACCACTCGAGGATGTCGGTCAGCGAGCCGACGGGTTCGACCACGCGGCGCAGGGCACTCAAGGTTCCCTTGTGGGAGTGGACGAGGTAGGCATCCCGAATGACCTGGCGCTTCACACGCTCCGGCCAGGTGCTGTCCCAGCGATCGACGGAGAACGCCCAGGCCAGGTACGGGAGAAGGGCGACCGGGCAGGTGCTGGGATTCCACAGTTGGCGCAATGGGATCGGTACCCGCTCGATCTGCGCCAGGGCTTCGGCGGCCAGGCGCTCCAGCTCGGTGGCGTTGCGTGGGAGCAAGCTGGGCATCACTCATCCCCCAGCGTCAGCGTAATTCCGGAGCAGTAGGGCGCCTGGGCCGGTGTAGCGGCGATGTCCGACCAGTTGCTGAGCGTGACCTTGCGCACGCCTTCAACGTGGAGGGCCGCATGCACCGCCGATTCGGACACTTCAATGCCCAGGCGTCGACGCTGATGGACGTAGGCCGTCAAGCGGGCCCGGGCGGCATCGAGTATCGGCTCGGATTCCGGGCCGATGGTGGCCAGGTAGAGCGTCGCGTCGACACGGTACTCGAGCACCTGGGCGGACTGGACTGTCAGGCGGTCCGCGACGGGCCGGCGGTCGGCGTCGTTGAGGTAGGCGTCGACGATGGCCAGCAGGTCCGCCGGGGCGCTGCCGTTGCCCTGGGCGGCCTGCACCGTCACCACGACAACGGCAGGCGATGGGCTGACGGCCGAGGCATCGCCGACGCGGCCGTCGGCGGCGCGGGCGTGGAAGATGTAGCTGTTACGCGGCCCCGCGGTGCTGAGGCCTTCCCAGGCCATCTGCGCCCGCTCGCGCAGGCTGTCGTCGGACTCCAGCAGTTCCGGCACGGGCGGTACCTTCGACGGATCTCCGGGCTGGATGACCAGGCGCTTGACGTTGTAGTTCGCGGCGAGCTGGTCGAGGTCGGCGCCCTGGGCGCTGGCCAGCATGTTGGCGAGAGCCGCCTCGTTGACCCGCTGGCGCCAGAGCATTTCGCGGTACGCGTTTTCCTCGAGCAGCTTGGTCAGCGGCTCGGATTCCAGGGCGAGGCGGGCGGCGATTTCCGCCTGCTGATCCTCCGGCCAGAGGCTGATGGCGTAGGCCTTGCGCTCGGCGAGTATCTGCTCGTAGTCCAGCTGCTCCACCGCGTGTGGTGGTGGCAACTGGCTGAGGTCGATGGCGACGAAGTTCGTTGTCATGCGCTGGCGCCCATCTGCAGGGGGATGCTCAGATTGTGCGGCTCGTTGCTGTCCACCAGGGTGGCGTCAATCTCCATGAGCACCTGGCCGGCCAGGTTCTGGCCGGTGATCTGGACACGGCTCAGGCGGATGCGCGGTTCCCAGCGCATGAGGGCCATGGCGGTGGCGGCATAGACCTGCAGGCGGGTGGTGTCGTTGAACGGAGCATCGATCAGCTCCGGCAACTGGCTGCCGTATTCGCGTCGCATGACGCGGCTACCGATGCGAGTGGTGACGATGTCGGCGATCGACTGGCGGATGTGTGCCAAGCGGTCGATGGCGCCGCCGGTATGGGCGTTCATTGCGGTTTCCCCGTCGTAGCGCCGCCCGGCATGACGCCGCCGTGGGTATGACCGACCAGGCTGATGCCCTTGGCGATCACGTCGACGCTCACCGTGACCTTGCCGGTGATGGTCTGGTTGCCGGTCTGGATGTAGTCGCCCTGGTGGGTGATGTCGCCGACGATGCGGATGCCGCCGTCGCTGATGAGCTCGGTGGTACCGCCGGCGGGAAGAACTGCGCGCAGGTGGTGGGCGGCGCTGTCGTACTCGATCACCGCGCCGTCGCGGTAGGTGGTGCGATGCAGGGCGTCGCGGTCGCCGTTGGGCGGGATCAGGTCACTGAACAAGCCGGTCAGGACCACGCCATTGGCGGTCTGCCCGGATGGGCTGAAGAGCAGTACCTGCTCGTCCAGGGTGGGGGCGTTCCATTCGCGGTCGGCGCCGGCCCGCGGCGATGCCCAGGGCAGCCAGCCGGTCAGCAGGTCACCGGTCAACACACGGACGCGCTGCGCGGCATGGTCCACCGCGGCGATGGTGCCGAGGCGGATCAGGTTCTCGATCATGCGAGAGAGGGCGGCGAAGTCGTTCATGTCGCCCATGATGGGCGACACGCACGTGAGGGGCTGTCAGAAATGCTTGTATTCTCGCCAATTACAATTTTGCTTTTTTAGTCTGGTATCCAACTGACAGTCCTTTCGTCTGGAACGACCTTGAATGATTGAAATGCTAACCTTGCTTGGAATACAACAGCCTTAGGATATTTAGAGGTTACCAATGACCTAATTGTACTGATTGATTTTTCGCAAAGAGGACCTAAAATGACCTCGGCTAACTCTATGTCTTCATCGAGTTCTCGAAAATAAAGATCTTCTGTTTTGAGTTCTGGCTTTAGTTCTAGAAAGGTTCGATATTCCTCTTCATAACTCCAGCCTGACGATTTTGTGCATAGCAGGCTATCTTTCAACTCATTAGGTAGATGCTCCGGATTTGTGTCGCTATCTAGCTCGATCATTAATCGATCTGGCTGATAATTTATCTTCTGAACTATTTTTTTATTAACGTTGAATCCGAGACATATTCCTTTGTGCTTATCAGCGTAATGACTCCACATAACGGGTTCTGACCAGTCTCCAGAAAAGCAAATGATTCCCGTTTTTTCATTGGTGGTTGATTTCCAGTCTCTAAAGATTTTTCGGGATATTGATTCTTTGAAATTCGCTGCTAATAGTTCGAATGGGTCGTTTAGATCGTTGAATGTTGATATTTTTATTCTTGAGTTCTCTAGGTTGCTTAATGCGTGTTCGGCTTTATTGAGATTATATAGCCTAATCATTTCATGGTTGGTTGGTGGAAGGCTGGCGACTGCACTTCCCATGTCGGATTTGTATCCGGCATTGATCCATTTTTTTCTTAGATTCCTATTGGCAGACATATGACCTCCTTTGGGGAGGTTTTAGCATATATCCACTAGGGGGGATATGGGTAGAGTGGACCTTGACGGGACTCCGTAAATCCCAGGTTTTCGAATAAACGCACCGTAGCTCGCCCGATTGCTGGGAGTTTTTCAATGGATGGTTTTTTAGCACGGCCTTAGAGGGTCACGTATTCTAGTATTCTGTCCCGGATTACTTCTAAATCTAGATTGGTAAATCCAAGCAAGCGCCTTTGCGCATAACGAACCTCTGGGGCGCCACGCTCGGCGCGATCCTTCAGCCCGTACTGGTGGACTCGCGCGATCCGCGTGACCCGGCCGGCGAAGGAAACCGTGATCGCCTGGGCGTCGCCCTTGGCGCGCAGATAGCGCACCGTGCGCAGCTTCTGGAACATCTTGATCTTGCGCCGAATACGGCCCTGCTTGCCGCGCAGTTCGCGTTTCTTGCGAGGCTCGTAGGCGCTGCCGTCGGGGTTGCGCTGTGCCATCACGCGCTTCTGTTGGCTGCGCCGTAGATCGCGGGCGAGCGAACGCGCGAGGGCAGCACGAGGGCCTGGCTCGAGGGCGCGGAGAATCGGCCCCGCCCAGTCTTCCAGAACCTGGAGGCTGTCAGCCATTGGCCGGGCGCCTGATCTGCGGTGTCTCGAGCATGACGGCCTCGGTGGGCTTCGGCGGTGTCCACTCGGCCAGCAGCTCGCCGTTGGCGAGCATCTGCATCGGCCCATCGACCTCGATGGCCTCGGTGAGCTGGGGCTCTTCCGGGTGACTCACGTCGTAGCGGCCATCCTCGCGGCGCTTGACGACGACACGCTCGGTCAGCGGCAGAACGATACCGAGGTCGACCTTGCTGCGGTCGAGCATGTCGGCCTCGAAGGTGATGCCGTCCTGCACCTTGGTGAGGTTGGCCAGCAGATCCGACTGGTTCACCAGCAGCCAGCCGAGCAGCGGCAGAAACACGCTGTCGGGGTGCCCGGCGAAGTCGGTGAGGATCACCTGCAGGTCATACGCGTATTCGAAGGACAGGCTCTCGGCCGAGGTGCTGCGGACCCGGCCGTTGTCGATGAATATCACCAGGCGGTCGCCGTTGTTCCTGAGTTCCGGCACGGCGGCGAGCAAATGCGCCTTCAGGCTATCGGGCTTGTTCATGGGTAGCCCCTTGGGTGCGGATGATCATGTCGACCTTCGCGGCGCATTCGGCCCAGGCCAGGCCGATACGCTCGACTTCAGTCTGTAGGCCGCCGTTGTCCTTCGGTGCCGTTGACTCCAGGCTGCAGGGCGTCACGGCGGGACAGCCACTGATGGTAAGCGGCCGCTCCGGTGATAGCGGGGCGCTGTTGCAGCCGGCGAGCAACATCAGGCAGAGGCTGGTCAGCCCACTGGCGATAGGGTTCATCGTCACGTTTCAGGTCCTCGATCAAGCGTTCGCGGATGGCCAGCGCCTGGCGCAGCTGCTGCCGCTGTTGGTCCAGGTCGGCCTGGGCCTGGCGCTCGCGGGAAAGGGCGGCCTCGAGGGCCGTGATGGTGCCGGCCTGGCGGGAAAGCTGGGCGTCGCTGGCTTTCCTCGCCAGCTCGGCCTGGGCCAGTCGGGCCTGCGCCAGGTCGACGCGCTGCTGCTGTACCCACAGGAGCAAGCTGAGGGCGCCGAGCAGGGCGGCGCTGTACAGCACCTGGCGCAGAAGGCTCACGCGCTGGCCTCGGCGCAGTTGGCGTGTTGCTCGTAGGCCCGCGCGAGCTTGGTGTCGTAGAGGTTCCGCTTGTAGTCGGGGCCGTTGTAGAGGCGGGCGAAGTCGGCCCATTTGCGAGCCTTCAGCGCCTTGCGTAGCGCCGGGTCGGTGTCGATGAAGCGGACGAACGCTTCGAACTGGGCCGACTCGCTGCGCCCCATGGACTCGGCGAAGGCCTGCACGCTGATGTAGCCCAGGCGTTGCCAGTGGAACCCCATGATCTGGAAGGCCCCCCAGCTGGCCGATTCCAGGGCGGCGGTATCGTCGATCTGGCGAGCGTTCGCCAGGCGCTGGTGCTCGGCGGTTCCGCCGGCATAGCCGCCCGGGCGAGGGTTCACCAGCGTGGGGAACTGTGCGGCCAACTGGTCGGCGGTGACCTGATCGTGGGCGACGAGACGGCGGTACATGATGTGGCGTTCGAACAGGATTGCCGGCTTGCCGTTGCCCAGGAACCCCTGGCCGTTCGACTCGACCTGGTTGACCGCATAGATCGTCGCCAGTGGCAGGCCGAGGTGAGTTCCGGCGGCGACGAGGTCGGCGTTCTGCAGCAGGTGCGAGCAGTCAGCGCCGCCGAGGGCGGCCAGGGTCTTCGGGCCGGCGATGCCATCGGCGACCAGGCCATGCGAACGCTGGAAGGCGAGCACCGTGTCCTCGGTGGCGGCGCCGAAGTGGCCGTCCTCGTAGAGGTTGGTGCCGGCCCAAGTGTTCAGCCGACGCTGCAGCTGGCGGACCTCTTGAGAACGGTCACCGTATCGAAGGGTCATGCGGATGGCCTCAGCAGGGCGGCGACGTTGCCGCGGGAACGGAAGATCAGCAGGCACAGCAGGGCGGCGACGATGGCGTGCCAGATACTGACCGGTGGGCGGTAGAGCAGGATTTCCAGGCCGCAGATGGCCATGGATGCGCCGAGTAGGCTGGCGAGCAACGAGACGCTGCGGCGGAAGCGGGCGCCGCAGCGCTGGTAGCAGACCAAGCGCAGCGCGGCGGCGATATAGGCCAGGGCGGCGATCAACGGAACGGCAGTCATGAGCATGTCAGCGACCTCCTCGGATGCGGCGCCAGAGGTCGTCGAAGTCGACCTTGTCGACCCAGGCGACCGCCTTGAGGCTGAGGGGAATGACCACCAGGGCGCAGACGAAGGCAGAGAAGGCCAGGTTGGTCAGCCAGGGCACGCGTGCGAGGGCGACATCGGCGAACAGGTAGCCGACGCAGGTCGGCAGGATCAGCGACAGCAGGCGCGACCAGGCTTTCAGGTCCTGCTTCGTGCCGGTGGCCAGCCAGGCGCCGAGCAGGGCGCCGAACAGCATGCCGCCGTCGACCGGAAGGGTTACGCCCAGGCCGAGGCCCATGATGGCGCCGGCCGTGGCGGTGGTGGTGAGGTCAGCCATGCGGGGTGGTTCCTTGCAAAGTGGTCAGTCCCATAGGTTCACCATCTGCCGTTCCGGGGCGGCCGTCGCAATGTCCGGCATGGTGACCTTAAGGCCAGGGGGGAGGGTGGGGCCGTGGTCGGCCAGGCCGTGGTTCGCCTCGAGGACCGCCTCGGTCACGCCGGCGGTGCGACCGTAGTGCCGCCAGCACAGCGCCTCGACGGTGTCGTTCTGCTGGGCGATCGCGACGGCGGCCATCAGATCAGCTCCACCGTCGTGCGGGGACGCTTGAGAAAGTCGCGGATCGCCCAGCGCTGGTCGCGGCGGTAGTCGTCGATGGTGGTTGCGATGTCCTGGGCCTTGTCGTTGCCGCTGGTGGTGGTGTCGTACCAGCGGTAGCGCTCGGCCACTTCGGCGGCGGTGGCAGATTGCACTGCGCGGAGATACAGCTGCACCAGTTCGGAGGTGTCCCGCACCTTGTCGGACGGCACTTGGGCGAGTTCGGCATAGCCGGCCGCGCTCTTCTCAAGGCGCCAGGTCCGCAGCTCGCGGTTGACGCTGATCACCGCGGCAATGACCGCAACTTCGAGGCGCGCCGGGTCGACGCTGGAGTCGATGCGCAGGTTCGCCCGCACATGCTCGAGCTCGATGGTGGGCCAGAAGGGATCGCTGTTGATGTGCCCGCTCGGGACCGGGCCGTTGGCGATGAATCCGCTCATGCTGCTGCTCGCTTGAGGTCGCCGGTGGTCGGGGCGTCACTGCTCAGGAAGGAGAGGACCTGGCAGATCGGCCCCGAGCCGGCGGGGCGCGGGGTACGCTCGGTCAACCGCCAGAGGCGGTCAGTTTCTTCTGGAGCCGTTCGGCGGCCTCCAAATCCTTCTTCCCGCCACACTTGTCGTGCAGCTGGATCGCGCGCTTGAGCAGATCGATGCCGGCTTGCACCTGCCCGGGTTGACCGGGGCTTTCCACAGAAAGGCCTTCCAGGGTGGCATGGCCGGCGGCGAGATAGAGCTTCGCGCGGGCTTCGTCGGGCATGTCGGCCTGGTCGGTGAGCAGGAGGGTGCGATGCAAGGTCGCAAGGTCGAAGCTGCCGCCGGTCTTCTGTGCCTTGAGCGCGGCCTCGGCGATCTCTTCGGCGATGACGCAGCCGGCGGTACGCGCGAAGCGGTCGGGCATGACCAGGTCGTGTGCGAGCACGTAGTCGGCGATGTCCAGGGCGCCTGCGTAATCGCCGGCATCGATGCGCCAGAGCATGACGGTGGTGACCACCTCGTCCTGGGCGCCCTTGCCGGCCTGCAGCACGCCGGAAATGTACGGCTGGTAGGCCGGCAGCAGCTCGACCTTGAGCGCTGCCTTGCCTTCGTCGGATTGGATGTTCTTCAGGCGGCTACGATCCTGATACAGCTGGGCGAGCTGCAGCTCATAGGCGTTCGCGCCTTCCATGCCCTGGTGCGGGGCAGTGGCCGCCGCCTCTTGAGCGGCGGTCACGCGCAGGAAGTGCGCCTTGGCGGGACTGAAGGCCATGTCATCTACTCCGCGACTTCGATGTTCTCGACCAGGCAGCCGAGGCCGTAGTCCTCGACGACGTAGGCGTCGTTGCTGGACTCGTAGTTCTCGATGCGGTTCTTCTCCGGTACCTCCTTCAGGTAGCGGCGGCGACCGCCGATCTGCCAGTAGAGCGACAGGTTCTTCAGGGTGGTGACCATGAGGCCCTTCTCGGGCACGTAGGGCACTTCCACCGGCGGCAGGCCGCCCATGCGCTTCTGCGACAGGATGAGGTCGGTGGCGATCTTCTCGGTTGCCGGCTGGTCCTTGTTCACCATCGGGAAGTACTTGTCGTGGACCAGCTCGCGGCCGAGGATCACCACCAGGCCCGGGTCACGGCGGTGCCAGGGATCGATCAGGCTGCTGACCACGTCGAACACCAGGGCGTCGAGGTTCTTGTAGTCGGCGTCGGCGCCGTTGCCGACTACCACCTTGCCGGCGGCCTTCCCTTCCTTCAGTACCCGTGCCGGAGCGTTGTTGCGGTACTGCTGGAACCAGCCAATGTTCACGTCCTGCAGCAGTGGGTTGGCGGCGCGGTTGGTGGTAGCCGCGGCGCTGGTACCGTTGAAGCCGATCATCAGGCGGTCGAGGGCCTGGCGCTTGAGGATCGCGTCGCGCAGCAGGGCCTGGAACTCCGGGAACTTGGCCCAGGCGTCGAGCATGGCGTAGGTGATGGCGGTGTCGAAGTCGGTGTGCTTGCACTCGTAACGCTGGTTGTCGAGCGCGGACACGTCGCGCGGCTTGCGTACACCGTCGCCAGTGGTATCGGTACGGCTGGCGATGGTGCCGCTGACGCCGATGCCGATCTTCTCGCCCTGCAGCTCGTCGACGCCGTAGACGTTGATCTGCTTCAGGAACTCGCTGGACTCCTGAATACGTTGCTCCAGCTTCTGCTGGACACTCGGCTCGACGGCGAAGGTCTGGACGGCGGAGTTCACGCCGTTGAGCTTGGCGAGCTGCGCTAGGTAGGCGTCGAACTGTTTGCGGGTTTCGTTGCGCATGGTGCTTTTCCTTTGGATACCGGGGCGGGGGACGGTTAGCAGTCGGTCAGGGCGACACTGCCGCCACCGGTGACCGGGGGCCGCTGCTGTTGGCTGTGGTCCCGGGTGCTATCGAGGGTGCTCTTGAGGTCCGCCAGTTCCTTGGTGACCTTGTCCAACTGGCTGGCCAGTTGCTGGGTCTGCTTCTTCTGCTCGCCGAGTTGCTCGCCTAGGTCGCGGCTGTGTTCGGCGATCGCTTCGACGGCCTCGCCGACCTGGCCGAACTCGGCTTGGGTGCGGGTTTCCTTGCCCTTGAGCAGTTCCTTGACCTTGGTGAACAGCGCAGCGCCGACCGAGGGTTTGTCCTCGTATTCCTCGAACTCGAGGGTGCCCTCTTCGGCAGCGCTGAACAGGGTGTCGGGGTTGGTCTTGCGGCTGGCGAGGGTCCCGTTCTTGGCGCTGAAGGACAGCGCCTCGGTGCCCAGGCTGGCGGGTGAGTCGGTGATGGCCAGGCCGACCAAGTAAGCCTTGCCGGTGTCGGCGAACTTGGGATCGATCTCGACCGAGGTGTAGACCTTCTGCCGCTGCTTGTTCAGTTCCAGCAGCGCCTGGTTGGGCTCCAGTTGGGCGAAGAGGGCAAGCTTCTTCTGCCCGTTGATGTCGATCTCTTCCGCCTTGCACGCCAGCACGTCGCCATAGGCGCCGAACTCACCAGCCGGCCAGGCCCACTTGATGTGCTCGCAGTTGATCCGCGCGCCGTAGGTGTTCGGGTCGTACTGCGCGGCCATCTGCTCGATCCAGTCACGCTCGATGTTGCGGCCGTCCGTGGTCGCCCCTTCGACGGCGATGCGGAACCATTTGCTGCGGAATTTCTTCATGCCGGGAGTCCTCAATGCGGCTGATGCGGGGTGCATGGCAATGAGGGGCATGTTCGGGACGCGCGCGCGGCCCAGCAATCAAGCGGGATTGTAGGGCGCGGAGCTACAAGGGGCGGTGCTACTGAGGGGCGAGGGTGGGCGGCAGCATCTGCGCCATGAACGCTGCCGTCGAAATTCCCATCCGTGACAACCGCCGCCAGGCCAAATTCCTGTACTGGATGGGTTGGCGTGTCTGCGACATCGCCGATCACCTGGGCGAGAAGGACAAGACCCTTCACTCATGGAAGGACCGCGACGGATGGGACCGGGCCGACAGCGTAGAACGGATCGGGGGCGCCCTGGAAGCCCGGTTGGTTCAGTTGATCCTGAAGGACGGGAAGACCGGCGGTGACTACAAGGAAATCGACCTGCTGCATCGGCAGCTTGAGCGTCAGGCGCGGATCCAGCGCTACCAGGGCGGTGGTACGGAAACCGACCTGAACCCCGAGCTTGCCAAGCGTAACGAAGGTCCCAAGCGCAAGCCGAAGCGCAACGACATCAGCGAGGAACTGACCGAGAAACTGGTCGAGGCCTTCCTCGACGGTTGCTTCGACTACCAGAAAGACTGGTACCGCGCGGGCAATCAGCGAACCCGCGTGATTCTCAAGTCGCGGCAGATCGGCGCCACGTTCTACTTCGCCCGCGAGGCGCTGATCGACGCGCTGGAAACCGGGCGCAACCAGATATTCCTGTCGGCCAGCAAGGCCCAAGCGCACATCTTCAAGGCGTATATCCAGGCCTTCGCGCGCGATGCCGTAGGTGTCGAACTGAAGGGCGACCCGATCATCCTGCCGAACGGCGCGGAACTGCACTTCCTCGGTACCAACGCGCGGACTGCCCAGGGCTACCACGGTAACTTCTACTTCGACGAGTTCTTCTGGACGTTCAAGTTCAAGGAGCTGAACAAGGTCGCCAGCGGTATGGCGATGCAGAAGCGCTACCGGCGGACCTATTTCTCGACGCCCAGCTCAATGGCGCATGAGGCCTACACATTCTGGACTGGCGAGCGCTTCAACAAGGGCAAGCCGGCCGCCGATCGCATCAAGATCGACGTAAGTCATGACGCCCTGCAGCAAGGGCGACTGTGCGAGGACCGCATCTGGCGCCAGATCGTCACGATCCTCGATGCCGAGGCCCGTGGCTGCGACCTGTTCGACATCGACGAGCTGCGTCTCGAGTACGACGCCGAGGCTTTCCAGAACCTGCTGATGTGCCAGTTCGTCGACGACGGTGCGAGTATTTTCCCGCTGACCATGCTGCAGCCGTGCATGGTCGATAGCTGGGACCTGTGGTCGGAGGACTACAAGCCGTTCGCGCTGCGACCGTTCGGTGATCGCCAGGTGTGGCTGGGCTATGACCCCGCCGAGACGGGCGACACTGCGGGTCTGGTTGTGGTGGCACCGCCGGCGGTACCGGGCGGCAAGTTCCGCGTGCTGGAGCGCCATCAATTCCGTGGCAAGGACTTCGCCGAGCAGGCCGAGTTCATCCGCAAGGTGACCCAGCGCTACTGGGTCACCTACATCGGCGTCGACACCACCGGCATGGGCTCTGGCGTCGCGCAGCTGGTGCGCCAGTTCTTCCCGGGGGTGCGCACCTTCAGCTACTCGCCCGAGGTGAAGACGCAGTTGGTCATGAAGGCCTGGTCAGTGATCAAGAACGGCCGCCTCGAATTCGACGCCGGCTGGACCGACCTGGCCCAGGCGCTGATGGCTATCCGCAAGACCATCACGGCCGGTGGGCGCCAGTTCACCTATACCGCCGGCCGCAACGACAACACCGGCCACGCCGATCTGGCCTGGGCGCTATTTCACGCATTGCAGAACGAGCCGCTCGAGGGGCAGACCCCCGCGAATACCGGGCGCATGGAGATTTTCGGATGAGCAAACGTCGCAGCCACGGCCGCCAGCAGCCAGTTACAGTCCAGTCCGCCCAGGAAGGCGAGTTCATCCCGCGCCAGGGTGGCCGTGCCGAGGCCTTCACCTTCGGCGACCCGATGCCGGTGCTCGACGGGCGGGGCATCCTCGACTACCTCGAGTGCTGGTCGAACGGGCGGTGGTACGAGCCGCCGCTGTCCATGGAGGGGCTGGCCAAGGCGGTGGGGTCGAGCGTCTACCTGCAGTCGGGCCTGAAGTTCAAGCGCAACATGCTGGCCAAGACGTTTATCCCACACCGCCTGCTCAGCCGGGCGACGTTCGAGCAGTTCTCCCTGGACTGGCTGACATTCGGCTCGGCATACCTCGAGCAGCCTCGCTCTCGCCTGGGCACGCGGATGGCGCTGCAGGCGCCGCTGGCGAAATACATACGCTGCGGCACCGATCTGGAGACGTTCTACCAGGTGCGCAGCTGGAAGGATGAGCACGAATTCGAGAAGGGCAGCGTGATCCAGCTGCGCGAGGCCGACATCAACCAGGAAATCTACGGGGTGCCGGAGTGGTTCTGCGCCTTACAGAGCGCTCTGCTGAACGAGTCGGCCACGCTGTTCCGGCGTAAGTACTACAACAACGGGAGCCACGCCGGCTTCATCCTCTACATGACCGACGCCGCACAGAACGAGGAAGACATCGACGCGCTGCGCACGGCGCTGAAGACCGCGAAGGGGCCGGGCAATTTCCGCAACCTGTTCGTCTATGCGCCGAACGGGAAGAAGGAGGGGATCCAACTGATCCCGGTCAGCGAGGTCGCGGCCAAGGACGAGTTCGGCTCGATCAAGAACATCAGCCGCGACGACCAGCTCGCCGGTCTACGGGTCTATCCGCAACTGATGGGGGTGGTGCCGCAGAACGCCGGCGGGTTCGGATCCATCAGCGACGCAGCAGCGGTCTGGGCAAGCTTGGAACTCGCGCCAATGCAGACGCGCCTGCAGCAGGTTAATGAGATGATCGGGGAGGAGGTCGTGAGGTTCGCGCAGTTCGACGCTCCAGGCTTGTAATCAGCGTCTCCAATATCACCCCGTAAAGGAGAAAGCTGTCCGAGCAAGGGGTACTAGGGAGAAGATGAGGAATCACTAAATACAAAGCCTGGCCTTGTGGCCAGGGCTTTGTCAGCAACCTGTAACGCCTGGCGCAACACGCCAAGCGTTCTACGTTTAACGGACAGAAACCGTTCCAGACTTCCTACGGCTTTCTACTCTGCCGAGCGGACTCGGGTTTCTAGGTCCGGAACCAGACTGGCATAATTATAGAATGTTCTGACCGCCTCCGAGGTTTCCGGATAGGGCCGCTCGTGCGCGATGGTCTTCAAGTTCAAGCCCACGCTGCTATGGAAGGTGCCTGTGGCTTGCGCCAACACTCCATTGCCTTGTACGACATAGCCCGAGGTATTGACTATGTTGTGCTGGACGCACTCCCAAAATACCTGCTCCACGGGAATGAACCACAGGTAGTGGTAATCGCCATCGTTGTTCAATGCGACTTTGTTGTTGAACCAAATTGCCACATATCCTTGAAGCCCGACATTACCGACCCACTGAGTGCGCAGCTCAGTAAAGCTCAAGGCAACCTCTCCCCAGCCGTGGCTATGTGGGGAAATAAGCACCTTGGTAGAGGCGCCATAGTTGGAAGACTTGCTGGTACTCGCCCCTTGGGTAGAGGACAGTGACAATTCCACCGTACTGGTGATCTCAGCGCCGCCCACTAGGGGAATGTTCGCCTTCACCTTGACTTCCACACCGACCTTCAACTGCTCAGTGACGCTCCAGGTGAAGGTGTCCACTAACCCTTGTTGCAAGTTGACGGCAAGTTCAATCACTTGGCTGCCTTCGTTGATCATGTCGTACTGCCCCAACAGGGTGCTACCGCCGTCCTGCTGCACAAAGTTGGAGTAAACCAAGTCCTTCGGCGCGGAAACGTTGGTCTGATGTTGCATATAGCTGCGAGTGTCCTTGTTCCGCCCGTACTGGGTACTTTCAGTGAACCAGCAGGTGGTTCCGTATTGAGCCGTTTTCCAACGTCCCCACGCATTGGTGATCGTGTCGATATCGTTCATGGTGTCATTCCTATGATTGAAGGGCCGACCGCCATCTGACCTTTGGAGTTATTATGTTATTGCTCCTGAACTGTTTGGCTACAACCACGCCTTAGTATTGGCGAAAAAAAAATAAACCCGACTGCGAATATTGGTAGGTGCCTACTTCATTCTGCATGACGTGATTTTTCCTCTCAGGCACGACACGTACGCCTAGCAAAGCCACAGGCAAAAAAACGCGCCAGGGTGTGTTTCAGTCCGATGACAACCCCTGCTTTTTAGCAGGGGTTGTGCTTTTAGAGCTTGCCGCCAGGAGGACATGGCGTTTCCTGGCCGCATCGGCTCATTCGCCGGCGCGCGCAGTCGTCCCCCC